ACCGTCAGTTGTGTTGTAGAGACGTGGTGACTCTACGAACATAGCACCTTCGTATGTGCCGATGGTGCCTGGCCAAAACTCAGATGCACCGTTCTCGGCATACTTGTGGTCATCACGCCATCCGCCTGCGCCAGTTTCGGAGCGAAGGTCGAATGAAACTTCTGGGTGAATACCACACCAGTAGTATTCTCCCTGACGTGGGACAGCCTTGTTAGCACGTAGCTTAGCAACAGCAGTACGAATGTCGCGTGAGCGAATGACTGATGTTCCATCGATAGATGCTTGTGTTGTTCCGTTGGTGTATGTGCCAGCATATGTTGAAACTGGGGCGGTTGATCCACCTGTAAGTTCAGCAATAGCGTTTGGTCCACCAACGAGTGTGTTGAGAACAACTGTGTCAAGAGAGTCAGCCATGTTGAAGGCAATAATGTCTGCAATAGCTGGGTCTACATCTGAGAGTGAGAACAACTCGAGCTTACGAGTAGCAAGAGAAGCGTTACCGTATTCAAGGAGTGAAACGGTGATTGGTGTTGTGTTACCAAGAGCTACAGCATCTGGATCAACGTCTTCTGAGAGTGAAGAAGTAACAGCTGACATATCTGTGTAGATCTGGAATACAACAGATGAACCAGGCATAGCCTGTTGTACTGGGCGCTTATCTGCAACGTCGCGGATAAGTGGGACAGCACGGAGAGCAAACTCTACATAGCGATCATAAGCGGTTTGTACTAATCCTGGAATACCAGAGGTAGAACCGATCGAGTCTGTATATTGATTTGCCATTTGTGTCACCTACTTTCTATAGGGTTAATGTGCGAATGGGTTTGATTAACGTCCGCGACCAGTGATCTTTTGTCCAAAAACAAGCATGTCAAGTTCTTCTCTGGATTTAACGCCAGCCAGTTTCGAGGCAGTATCTGCATCTCGAGACGGGGTATTTGCGTTTTGAAGAGCAGCATTGATACGCTGAGTTTCACGGACATTCGGAGATGGTTCATCGGACGGAGCAGATTCAGGTACAGCAAAGCCGAACACATCAGCGTTCTCGCTAAGCCATGCATCAATCTGTTCAGGCGTACTTACGTCGCCAGGAATGAACTTGGCGATCTTGTTAGATACGCCCTTCTGTTCCAACACTTCTTTGACAGAACGACCACGAAGGTCAGCCTGGATGGTTGCTAGCTGTTCAGCCAGTTCCTTCTTTTCACGCTCAGCCTTTTTCAAAGCCTTGCGTAGGTTTGCCGGACCATTTTGATCGTTAGTATCAAGTAGGTCTAGGTCGTCTTCATCTTCGTCGTATTGGTTTGCCATGTGGCACTCCCTTTTCTCTTTGGTTGATCGCAGGCCATAACATTCTCCAGGGGAAGAGGTGTTAGCTCCTACTACCAGTCTGTGTTACACACGCCGGATGCTGGTCAGTCCGTGTGGAAGTTAATTGTTAGGAAACGCCTTCTTGCTCGCTGTAGAGGCTGCCCTTTGATGCGCCAGAAGAACCAGAGAACTGATTAACTTCTTGTTGCTGTAGGCGCTGTAGGTTGAGCGTTGCTTGCGCAGCGGTCATGCCATTGATGTTAGCGCCAGTCTGGGCGGCAAGAAGTTCGTTACCTACCTGTGATGGTTGCATGCCGTACATGTTGGCCAAGGTCTGTGTTTGACCAATCTGTGTACCAATGTTCTGGTAAGCGGCTTGAGCCTGTGCTTGGCTTACGCCTTGCGCAGCAAGAGTCATGGCGTTCTGCTGGTTAAGGGCAAGGTTCTCACGACCTGCTTCGCCCTGTAGTTGCGACGCATTAACCTTCTGCTGGATAACCTCGGCAGAGGTAGCAGGGTCAAGCAGATGGGCAACCATATCGCCAGTGGTAAGACCAAAGTTCTGTTGTAACTGTTGCGTAACAAAAGGATCTGTGTTGGTAATTGCTGTCATGGCAGCGTTTACGCGATCGTTCATTTCATTTGGTGCAACGTCAGCGGCGATCAACTTGCCAAGATAATCAGTTGTCATAAAGCTGGCTGGTAGACCAGCACGGGCTGCAACTTGCTTGTAAGCCTGCTCTGCTGAGATGTACTGTGAAACTGTAAGTGGGTTAAGGCCAGCGGCTTGACGGGCTGTATTACCCGCAAAGCGGGTTTGCCATGCTGAACTTGCTGCTTGCAAAGCAGCGGTAACCGTTGGGTCATTGCTGGTGTAACCGCTTGGGTTTTGAAGCAACTGAGCGATAACCGATGGATCTGTAGACACATTCTTGTAAAGCGTTGCTACGAGGCTACCAAAGTCTGCTGGCAAGCCAGTAATGCCCTGTGACAACTGTTGCATAAACGCAAGGGTTGCATCTGTTTGTGCTGTTCCTGGCGTTAATGTTCCGCTTGATCCACCAGATGTATTACCACTTGGCGGTGCTACAACCTGACCGTTGACGACCGTTCCGCCAATGGCCGTTGCAACCTGTTGTGGAGTTTGCAATCCCTTGACTAGGCTTTGCAACTGTGCATTTTCAGCAGCAATGCCGGCTGCTGACGCAGCGGCAGGGTTGGTTGCGCTTACCGCTGGTTGTGAACCGCCCTCAACATAGCCCGTGTTTGGGTTAGTTGCGTAAGTATTATTTGTTGCTGCTGCTGGTGTTGCCGCAGCGGGTGCAGCAGGCGCTGCTGGTGCGGTTGTTTGAGATGAAAACTCATTAGCAAAATCTACTTGCGCTTGTGAAAGTTTAGCCATTGATCGCCCTCCCTTATCCTAGTGGGTTTACGCCAAAGGCGTTCAATAGTGATGTACCGAAACTTGACAAGCCCTGCTTGGCTCCTTGAGTTTGGTTCCAGCGTGGGTTGTTCATGGCTTGTTTTGTGAAAGCATCAATTGACATGCCTGTTTGAGCAGCGTTGCGAACCATTGCTCCGTAGCTGGTTGGGTTAGGATCTGAAAGGTCAATCTGATCTGGCGTTAATTCAAGGGTATTTTGAAGTGCGCTAATGTACTGACCTGCTTCACCGGTAACTGTTTGACCAGCCTGAAGTTGCTTTGCCATTGTTGGATATAAAGCGGTTGCCTTGTTAATCAAGTCTTGCTTGACATAGTTAAGGTCAATTGGCGTACCGCCAGCCAAGCCACCTTCTTCGATCTGCTTGACATAGTTGTTTACATATGTGTCGCCAAGGTTGCTTAGACCGTAATCCTGCATCCAGCCCTTAATAGTCTGTGTATCGGTTTGAGCCTGACCGCCCATGATGGTTGGATCAATTGTGCCTTTGGTTGCAAGGTACTGGGTAATTGCTTGCTGGTTACCAGAACCTGTGTCCCAATACTTGTGCAAAATGTCATCAACAATGTTTGGCGTATTGCCGTTGAAGGCGTGTGTAGCCAATGGGTTTGTTGTGTTTGCTGGGTTTAATTCAAGCGGTTGACCCAAAGCATTTGGGTCTAAAGAAATACCGGCTTGAGCAGCATAGTTCTTAATATCTTGCAATGCTTGATTGTACTGCTGAGCATATGAACCAGGGTCTGCAAGGCGGGCTTGTTCAGCTTGTAGGTAAGAACTGTACGAGTTTTTGTAATAGTTGCTGTTCTCGTAAAGCGCTTGAAAATCTTGGTTGGATAGCGCGGCGCCAGGGGCGTTAATCGCATCTGTAAACATCTTCTTAAGCGTGTTATCTGAATTGATAATCGCTGCTTCAGAAGGATATTGCTTAATAAATTGCTGATATGCGTTTGCGTTAGCACCATCTGGAACAGCGGCAGATCCGAGGATCTTACCGTTAGCGTCTACCCAGTTGCCACTGCTAATTGCTACAGCACCTTTAGGTGCCTGTGAAATGTTTGAAGATTGCAGTGTGCCAAGAACTTTGCCGTTAGCATCCACCCATTGACCAGCACCGTTAATGCCTACGGCACCTGATGGCATGCGGTTGCCAGAGTAAGTTCCCGATGTTCCACCACCTGCTGTACCGCCACCAGTACCGCCTGCTGATCCACCAGTAGCAGCAGGCTTGTTGCCTGCGCCAGTTGGGGCTGTACCACCAGTAGCCACTGGTGGCTTACCTGCAGCACCGCTAGGACCTGTAGGTTTAACTGC